CACCTGGCACAACTCCTTCTACTTCTTTGGTCTTGCTCCAAGCCCAGCAGAAGCTGAACGAGAACGCAGCTGTGATGTCCCCACGTTACGCTACCGTGAACCCTGCTGCTAACGCTGGCTTGGTTGAAGGCATGAAAGGTCTGTTCAATCCTACAGACACTATCAGCAAGCAATTCAAGAACGGCATGATGGGCACTGGCGTGTTGGGCTTTGACGAGATCAACATGTCTCAGTCTATCAAGCAATTCACAACTGGCTCTCGCGTTGCCACCGGCAACTCTGTGACTACCACTGTGTCTTCTGAAGGCGCTGCAAGCATTGCTTTGACCATCGGCTCTGGCCTGACAGTTAAAGCCGGTGACGTGTTTACTGTTGCTGATTGCTTCGCTGTGAACCCACAGACCCGTGAATCCACTGGTTCGTTGTTCCAGTTCGTTGCTTTGGCTGACGCCACTGCCAGCGGCACTGCAATCGTTGTGACCGTTGCTCCTATTTACACCGCCAACAACGCTTTGGCCACCGTTGACAGCTTCCCTGTCGCCGGTAAGGCTGTCGTGTTCGTGGGTGCTGCATCTAGCCAGTACGCTCAGAACTTGGTCTATCACAAAGACGCCATCACTTTCGCAACTGCTGACTTGCTGTTGCCACAAGGTGTTGACATGGCTGCTCGTGCCGTTCACAACGGTATCAGCTTGCGTGTGGTTCGCCAGTACGATATTAACAACGACCGTATGCCTTGCCGTATTGACGTTTTGTACGGCTTCAGCACGATCCGTCCACAAATGGCCTGCCGTATCTGGGGCTAATCTGATTGGGGCTTCGGCCCCTTTCGTCTTAACATCTTTTTAAGGAAATTATCATGGCATTACCTAATGGCGCAGGCGGTTACCAAGTTGGTGACGGCAATCTGACAGAAGCAGTACTCGGCGTACAAACTATTCCCGCAACCTTGACTGGCGACACTACGTTGACCGCTGCTCAAGTGGCTGTTGGTTTGGTTGTTTGCAACAAAGGTAGCGATGCTACATTGACCGTGACTCTGCCCACAGCAGCGTTGCTCGATGCAGCCGTTCCTAGCGCAAAAGTTGGTTCAGCTTTTGAGTTGACAATCTGCAACAACAACAACACTGGCTCTTCGTCTACCGTTCCTGTCACCACAGGCACTGGTATCACGATCTTTGGCTCTGTGACTGTTCCACGTTTCGGCGCACACACATACCGTTTTGTGCGTACCGGCGACGCTGCCTACTCGGCTTTCTTGAAGTAAACAATGGGGGCTTCGGCCCTCATTTTTAAAGGAACAATCATGCCTACAAACACCAAACCGATTGGCGTTGCGTACGAAGACCAGCAATTAGATGGCGCTGTTATGGGTGCTAGTGGCGGTACTGCTGGATTTTTTGGTGCAACTCCTGTTACGAAGCCTGCGGCTAATACCGCTGCTTTGACCACAATCACGTCTACTGCACCTGGCACGCCAGATTATGCAATTCAAGACTTGACATCTACCACGCCTTTTGGTTTTGTTACTAAAGATGAGGGTAACTCTGTGTTGTCAGTAGTTGCAAATTTGCAAACGCGAGTGGCGCAACTTGAAGCCAAGTTGCAAACACTCGGCCTGTTGGCCTAAACCAAATGGGGGCTAATCACCCCCATTCTTAAATTATGAACCTTACGCTAATCCACCCTCTCCACGGTGCTAAAGTTGCCACAATGGAACTTGAAGCCGAAATGGATGAAAGAAATGGCTGGACTCGCTATAATCCAGACACGCCTTCCGAACCCGAAGCGGCTCCTGTGAACGTGCTGGAAGTTAAGCGCCGTAGAAAAGTGACTACTGAAGAGGTTTAAGCATGACAACGTACACCGCTGGCCAACAAATTGAACGTGCCCTTCGGCTTCTCGGTGTGCTTGCTGAAGGCGAAACGCCCTCCGCTGCTACTTCTCAAGACGCCTTGATGGCGCTAAATCAGATGATCGACTCGTGGAATACCGAGCGTCTGTCAGTTTTCTCCACGCAAGATCAAATCTTCACATGGCCAGCAGGCTTCATTAGCCGCACCCTTGGCCCGTCTGGTGACTTTATTGGCCTTCGCCCTATCTTGCTTGACGATGCTACATACTTCAAAGCGGCAAATAACGTGTCGTATGGCATCAAAATGATTAACCAACAGCAGTACAACGGTATTGCTGTTAAGACCGTAACGTCCACTTACCCACAAGTCATGTGGGTCAACATGACGTTCCCCAACATTGAGATATACCTCTACCCACGCCCTACGCAGGATTTAGAGTTTCACTTTGTGTCGGTTCAAGAGTTGAACAACCCCGCCAACTTGTCCACGATTTTGTACTACCCACCAGGCTATCTGCGTGCGTTTACTTACAACTTGGCCATGGAGTTTGCTCCTGAGTTTGGCGTTGAGCCAAGCCCACAAGTGCAGCGCATCGCCATGACTTCTAAGCGTGACTTGAAGCGCATTAACAACCCAGATGACGTGATGGCGCTGCCTTACGCATTGGTGGCCAACCGCCAGCGTTTCAACATCTATGCCGGTAACTATTGATGAAAACGCCTATCCTTGGCTCGACCTACGTCACAAGGTCTGTTAATGCGGCAGACGCACGCATGGTCAATCTCTTCCCTGAGATTGTCCCAGAGGCCGGTAAAGAGCCTGCGTTCCTGAACCGCGCGCCAGGTCTGAAGTTACTCAACACCATTGGCAACGGCCCGATCCGTGGCCTGTGGGCGTTCTCGTCCAACGACAGCACAGCCTTTGTGGTGTCAGGCACTCAGCTTTACAAGATTACTACCTCGTATGTGGCCACGCTAATTGGCACTGTGGCCGGTACTGGCCCTGTCAGTCTGGCTGACAACGGCACGCAGTTGTTCATTGCGGCCAACGGCCCCAGCTACATCTACAACAACACGACAAACGCTTTTGGCCAAATCACCGACCCTGACTTCCCAGGCGCTGTGACTGTCTGCTATCTGGACGGCTACTTCGTGTTTAATCAGCCCAACAGCCAGTTGCTGTGGGTGACACAGCTGCTAGACGGCACATCCATTGACCCACTCGACTTTGCAAGCACTGAAGGCTCTCCTGACGGCTTGGTGGCCGTGGTGTCCAACTTCCGTGAAGTCTGGGCCTTTGGCACTAACTCAATTGAAGTCTGGTACGACTCTGGCGCGACTGACTTCCCACTTCAGCGCATCCAAGGCGCGTTTAACGAGTTGGGCTGCGCTGCCCCTTACTCGATTGCCAAGATGGACAACGGCCTGTTTTGGCTTGGCCGTGACCGCCGTGGTCAGGGTATCGTCTACCGCGCCAATGGCTACACTGGCGTTCGCATCTCGACCCATGCGGTTGAGTGGCAGATTCAGCAGTACGCTGACTTGTCGGACGCTATTGGCTACACCTACCAGCAAGACGGCCACAGTTTCTATGTACTGGTTTTCCCTAGTGCTAACACGACTTGGGTTTATGATGCGGCAACGCAAGCCTGGCATGAGCGTGCAGGCTTTGTCGATGGCAACTTTACCCGTCACCGTGGCAACTGCCAGATGGCGTTCAACAACAAGGTCGTTATTGGCGACTTTGAAAACGGCAACATCTACGCATTTGACCTAGACGACTTTAGCGACAACGGCAGCATCCAGAAGTGGCTGCGCTCATGGCGCGCGCTTCCAACTGGCCAAAACACCTTGCGCCGCACAACCCAGCACATGCTTCAAATGGACTGTGAATCTGGCGTGGGCATCAACTTAGGCCAAGGCAGTGATCCTCAGATCATGCTTCGTTGGTCAGATGATGGTGGCCACACATGGTCAAACGAGCATTGGGCATCCATGGGCAAGATCGGTCAGTATTACAAACGTGTAATCTGGCGGCGCTTGGGCATGACTGTCAAACTGCGAGATCGTGTTTATGAGGCGTCTGGCACTGACCCTGTGAAGATTGCAATCATGGGCGCAGAACTTATTCTGAGTCCAACGAATGCCTAGTCCTAACGCTACGCCAACGCCGATCACGCCACCGCGAGTGCCGCTGATCGACCCTCGCACGGGTCTGATCGACCGCGCTTGGTATTTGTTCTTTCTGTCGCTCAATGACATTGCCACGGCGGTTATTGACGACTCTGGACTTACATTTAGTTCTGAGTCTCTGATCGCGTCCTATGATCAGGCTTTGCTGTCGGTCAACCAAGAACTGCAAACTTTACCGCCAGTAGTTACCTTGCCAGTTCCTGACGTATTGGGCGACTGCTGTTCGGCTTTAGAATCTCAAATGGCTGAGATGCAAAAGCAGATTGAGGCTTTGCAAGTTCAACCGATTGTTGACATTAGCGTAATAAGCGCAAGCATTGCCGCGCTGTCTAGTGCGCCAGTCACCAAGACCGCTGACTTTACGGTTGCCGCTAATGAGACTTGGTTTATCAATAACAAGTCAGGCTCGACTTGCACCGTGACCTTACCTTCAGCGTCTTTGTATGTTGGTAGGTATCTGACTTTTAAGAACATGCAGGCACAGACTTTAGTGTCGGCATCTAGCAACGTTGTGCCAATCGACAGTACCAGTGCTGGCACAGCAATCCTCTTGGCAGTTGTAGGAAATTGGGCGACAATGGTGTCTGACGGCACAAATTGGGTCATCATGCAACAAGCCGCTAATAACTGCCTCTTATTGGAGTAAACCATGACAGTCACCGTCAAAGTCCTCGTACCGGCTAAATTTGCCGAGAACGCACAAACAACCCAGTACACCGCGACTGGCGTCACCGCCATCATCGACAAGTTCACCGCGACTAATATCAGCGCGTCTGCCGCCACGATTAGCGTCAACTTGGTCACATCCGCAGGCTCTGCTGGCAACACCAACTTGATCACCAAGACCAAGACCTTGCAAGCGTCTGAGGTCTACACGTTTCCAGAACTGGTTGGTCAAGTGCTTGGCATTGGCGACTTTATCAGTACAATCGCAGGCACAGCCAGCGCAATCAACATCCGCGTTTCTGGACGTGAGGTGACCTGATGAGGATTGTTTACGGCAAAGGGTTTGAGATTGACAAGCCCACTTCGATGCTAGACAAGGTGCAAACCTTGCAAGTCGAAGTGTCTAAGCTGCCTCAATACGAACCTGAAACAAAGCACTATTTCCATGGCGGTATGTACTGCCGTGAAGTGTTTCGTCATGCCGGAGTCTTGGTCGTGGGCGCAGTCCACAAGAAAGAACACTTCTATTTAATCGTGTCTGGTACGGTGGCGATCACCACAGACGATGGGGTGCAAGAGGTTACTGGGCCTCACTTGTTCTCAAGTAAACCAGGAACTAAACGTGCGGTGTATGCAGTTACTGATGCGCTGTGCATGACTTTCCACGCCATCGAGGCGAAAACTGTTGAGGAAGCGGAGGCCGAACTGGTTGAAGCAGAGCCTAATAGCATGTATAGTCTCGGTAATCAAGTTAAACATCAATCATTAGAGGTGCTGCCATGACATTTTGGGTCGCTGGAGCCGTAGTCGTAAGTTCGGCAATTGGAAGCAGCGCGGCCAAAAGCGCGGCTAAAACACAATCCGCCGCCGCAGATCGCGCCGCAGAACTTCAAAACGAGCAGTTTCAACAAACTCGACAGGACTATGCGCCCTATCGTGAAGCTGGTTATAACGCGCTAGCGGAATTGCAACGCACTGCCGGTAATGTGCCTGGCGCGTTTAAGTTTGGCGCGGGCGATTATCAAGCTGACCCAGGCTACGCATTCCGTTTGTCTGAGGGCCAAAAAGCGCTTGACCGCCAAGCCGCTGCCCGTGGTGGTTTGATCTCTGGCGGCGCTTTAAGAGCAGCGCAACGCTATGGTCAAGAGATGGGTTCGCAAGAATTTGGTAACGCATACAATCGGGCGCTAACGTCATACAACACTGGCGTGTCTAGTGAAAATCAGTTGTACAACCGTCAAGCCGCATTGGCTGGTATTGGTCAAACCGCTACTGGTCAAGTAGCGCAGGCTGGTCAAAACTATGCAAACACCGCTGGCAATCTAATAACTGGCGGCGCAGCCGCTCAAGCGGCTGGTCAAGTTGGCCAAGCCAACGCAATTACTGGTGGCTTGGGTACATATTTGAACTACAGCCAAGGCAACGCATTAACTAACGCATTACGTGGGGGCGGTTATGGCGGCAACTATGCTACCGTTAGCAACCCCTATTTCACCCCTATGGGTGGCGTTACACCATAAGGAACGACAATGGCTATTGACCCAAACATTGCTCTTGGCGTTAGAGGTATTGAAGTCGCCAATCCTTTGGCGCAGTACAGCCAAATTGCGCAAATTCAAAACGCGCAAAATCAAAATCAATTGGCACAGTTTCAACTTGGTTCGGCTCAACGCGCAGAAAAATCGCAGAACTTGTTAGCGGATGCGTATTCGCAAGCGACTGATCCAGAAACAGGCAAAATTGACTACAACAAATTGACTGGCCTTGTAGCGGCTGGCGGTGGTGGTGCGCAAATACCTGGCATTCAAAAATCACGCCTTGAGTTTGAAACCGCACAGACAGCGCAACAGAAAGCGCAAACTGATTTGTTGGACGCAAAGTTAAAACAATCGCGGGGGTTTCTTGACACGTTAGACCCTAACGATCCTACTGCCCCTGCACGCTATATTGCTTGGCATGAGGCTAATCACAAAGACCCAGTCATCGGCCCAGCGTTAGCCGCCCGAGGTGTTTCTGTTGACCAATCCCGTCAAAGCATTGAAACTGCAATTGCAAAAGGCCCATCGGCTTTTGCAGCCTTGCTAAACCAGTCTAAATTGGGCACTGAAAAGTTCATGGAATTGAACAAGCCTCAGTTGTCGACTAAAGACACTGGTGGCACAGTAGTCGACCGCACGTTTGAACCATTAACAGGCAAACTTACTACCCTCAGTACAACTAACAAAACAGCAACGCCTGGTGAGTTGTTGACCAACGCCCGCGCTAAAGAGAACATTGAAATTAGCCGGACAAAAATGCAGCGCGAAGCTGACCCAGTGTTCCAGCAAACAATGGCTGCTGCTAAAGCAACTGGCGAAGCAATTGCTAAAGGTGATGTGGCCGCTAAACAAGCGTTGCCCAAGATCATTAGTGATGCGCAGTTGGCGCTTGACGTTGTTGATCAGATGGTCGGCAAACAAGAAGTGCGCGACAAGAACGGCAAACTTATTCAAGCGGCTACCAAGCCCCACCCAGGCTTTCAAGATGCTGTGGGCGCTACTTATTTGCCCGGCGCTCGCTTTGTGCCTGGTACAAACGCGGCCAGCTTCCAAGCCTTGCAAAACCAAGTTGAAGGCACTGCGTTCTTGTCAGCGTTTGAAGCCCTTAAAGGCGGCGGCGCTATCTCTGAGAAAGAGGGTGAGAAAGCCACGGCTGCTCGTATGCGCATGACTTTGGCTCAGAACGAGCAAGAGTACATTAAAGCCGCCCGCGAGTTCCAAGATATTGTTCGCACAGGCGTGCAAAATGCACAACGTAAAGCTGGCGGCGCTGCTGCGGCTGGCGGCGCAGGCGGTGTGGACACTAGCAATCCTTTGTTGAAGTAAGGAGCCAAAATGGCAGATTTAGCCGCAGTCCTTACCGACCCAAATTTTGTCAACGCCAACCCTGCTACTAAGCAGGCGATCTTTGACAAATGGGCGCCTCAAGACCCTAACTTTGCAAATGCTAACCCTGCTACTCAGCAGGCTATCATGCAAAAGTTTGGGTTAGGCGCGCCAGCATTACCTACGGCTTTACAGCCTTCAATGCGCGCCGACACAGGCATGCCCGTTGAGCGCAAGCCGCCCACAACATACGAGCGCGTCCGTGAGTTTGTCACCCCTACCGTTGAGATGTTGGGCGCGGCAGGCGGCGGTTTGTTGGGTGCTGGCGCAGGCACTTTGGTTGCGCCTGGCGTTGGTACAGCAACCGGCGCAGTAGGCGGTGCAGGCCTTGGCTACGGCATGGCCAAAGAAGCGCTTAACTTGGCTGACATCTATATTGGCGGCAAAGCCCCACGCCAAGGCGCAGCACAAGTTACTGAGCCAGTTCGTAACGTCCTTGAAGGCGCAACCTTTGAGGCCGGTGGCCGTCTTCTTGGCCCTGCGCTTGGCTATGTGGCCGGTAAAGTCGCAGACCTGCGTCAGATCCCTCAACAGAAAGCCGCTAAGATCGTAAAAGACGCGCTTGGCCCTGACTTTGAACAAGTCACTAACGCCCTTCGCGCCGCCCAAGGCAAAGGTGTTAGCGCCGCGCAAGCTACTGCTGAGATTAACAGCCCAACATGGCAAGCGCTGATTGACCGCGCCACAGCACGCGATCCGCGATTCCTTCGTGCGCTAGAAGACACTCAAGGCAAAGAGTCTATTAACGCCCTTACTAGGTTAGCAGGCGGCGCTACTGCGGCTGAAGCCCGTGGCACAGTTGAGCAAGCTAAAACTAACCTTAACAAAGTGACTGGCCCCATGAGAGAAGCGTCGCTTAAGCGCGCTGACTTGGGTAAATACGTTGCCGATGAAACAGCCGTGCGCGAAGCAAATGACTTGGCTACGCTAATCGGGTCTGGCACAAGCGTTGACCCTGTTCGTTTTGCGGCCCAAGCCACTGGCGCTGAAAAAGCACTTCGCTCAGTAGGTATCAAACCGCTTGAAAGCGCGTCTCTTATCCAGCGCATTTCATCAACTGCCGACAACCCAGCATTTGCGGGTAACGATTTAATCAGCGGTGCAGTTAAAAACGTTGCTGACGACATCGCCAAGTGGACAGGTAGTAACGGTATTATTGACGCGGCGGCTTTAGAGGCTATCCGTAAGAATTCTGTCAACGCCGCTATTGCTCAACTGCGCCCAGGTGCAGACGCTACCGCCCAGCGCAATCTGGCCGCAAGCGTATTGTCTAAGATCAAGCCTGCAATCGACGACGCAATTGAAGCCGCAGGCGGCGCTGGTTGGCGCGACTACTTAAACGCACATGCCAAGGGCATGAGCGCAATTGCTGAAAAGAAACTGACAGGCGAAGCCTTACGTTTATGGAAAGCCGACAAAGATGCGTTTGTGCGCTTGGTGCAAAACGAATCGCCTGAAGCTGTTGAGAAGATCCTTGGCCCAGGTAAGTACAACATCGCCACTGAGTTGGCTGATGACGCCATGGCGGTGTTGCAAAACCAAGCGAAAAAGCGATTGGCGGAAATTTCCGTTAAGGAGCAAGTCAGCGCGGGTCAAGATGCATTGAAACAGTTGTTGCTAGACAACATGTCCAAGTTGCGTGTGCCATCATATTTGAGCGCTGTGGCTGCGACAACCAACAAGGCTTTGCAAATCTTAGAGAACAAGATTGGCACTAAGACGATGAGTACGCTGACCGAAGGTTTGAAAACGCCTGAAGGCGCTGCCAAACTGTTGGAGACTTTACCCGCCGCTGAACGCAACCGCGTAATTAAATTGATCTCTGATCCATCTGTGTTAGGGCCAACAAGCGCTAAAAAAGCCGCAGAAGCAATTCGTACCGGCACGGTCACTACTGGCGTCAATATGTTGGCGCCCGAACGCAACAACGAGAACGCGCTAAACAATCAGCCGGTGCGTAGAATTGAACTAACAGGTATGGCGCAGTGATGGACACTCAAGTTTTATTTAACATCGCGGTCAGTCTTGCAGGGTTTATGGGTGGGTGGATATTGAACAACATCTACCGATCCATTGAACGCCTTGACACGGACGTTCGGGCGTTACCTTTGAATTACGTCACACGCGATGACTATCGCAACGACATAAAAGACGTTCGGGAAATGCTTGGCAAAATCTTTGACAAACTGGATGGTAAAGTTGATAAATGATCATCGACCCCATTACCGCGCTCGAAGGACTACAAAGCGCGATTAGCGTAGTCAAAAAGGCAAGCAAGGTTGCTAATGACCTTGCTGGTCTTGCGCCGTCTATCGCCAAAATGTTCGACGCCCAGAGCAACGCCACTAAGGCGATGCTCCACGCCAAACGCTCTGGCGGCAAATCTAACTTGGGTGCGGCGCTTCAAATTGAGATGGCACTGGACGAGGCCAAGCGGTTTGAAGAACAGTTAAAAATGCTGTTTATGCAGTCTGGCCGCATAGACGTGTGGAACGCCACCAAAGCACGGCAAGCCGAGATGGATAGAGACGACGCCAAAGAGATGGCGGCGCTAAAGGCAGAAGAAAAGAAGCGCAAAGAGGAAGAGCAAGAGCAACTGGCGTGGGCGATTGGTATTGTCGTCATCGTCATGTTCCTTGGCGCTATCGGCTGGGGCATTGCTGAGATACAAGATATGTGCGCTAGAACGCGCTGTGGGCGATGAATGAGTATCAGAAGCAGTTTGACCTTTTCCTTAAAATCTTCGTGCGTCTGTGCGTGGTTTGGTGGGTGCTTGGCCTGCTCAAGTATTTGCCTGACGAGTTGGCAAAGAAAATTGTAGATAAACTTCTTGGAATGATTGGACTTGGATAATGCTCACACTACTGTCAACCCTTATCAGTTTCCTAATGGGCGGTTTGCCGAAGATTCTTGACTTCTTCCAAGACCGCGCTGACAAGGCGCATGAGTTGGCGCTGGCGCAAATGCAAATACAGCGCGAATTGGAAATGCGAAAGGCAGGTTTTGAAGCGCAAGAGCGCATTGAACACATCAAGTCTGAGCAGCTGGCCACCGAGAGCGCCGCCAACACCACGCAAGTTTTGATTGGCGCCCAGCAAGCTGAGATGCAAGCCATCTACGCCCACGACACGGCGCTCAACGAAGGCACTAGCGAGTGGATGAAGAACCTCCGCGCCAGCGTTCGCCCCGTCATTACTTATGGTTTCTTCTTTCTGCTAGTCTTTGTTGACATCGGTTTGTTCGCTTACGGCTGGAGCCGTGGCGTGCCATTTTCTGAGTTGGCCGAGATGCTGTGGGATCCTGAAACCCAAGCGTTGTTTGCTAGCATCATTGCGTTTCACTTTGGCGGCAGAGCGTTTGGCAAATGAACATCTCAGCCAAATGCCTGCACATGATTGAACACCATGAGGGTGTTCGATTTAAACCATACCAGTGCCCAGCAAAGCTGTGGACAATAGGAGTCGGACATGTTCTTTATCCAGATCAAGGCAAGCTACCAATGGATCAAAGAGGCGCTTACGCGCTTCGCCCAGAAGATAACCGCCAGTTTTCCAAGGAAGAAGTAAATGGGATTCTCAGAGGCGATCTTGATCGGTTTGAGCGTGGAGTGGCCAGATTCTGTCCTGTCCCTCTTACACAAGGGATGTTTGATGCTCTTGTGTCTTTTAGTTTCAATGTCGGTCTTGGAACACTCCAGCGTTCGACGCTTCGTCAGAAGTTGCTTCGCGGCGACAAAGAAGGCGCTGCTGAAGAACTTCTGAAGTACTGCATGGCTGGCGGTAAAGTCTTACGAGGACTTCAGAACCGGCGCATCGACGAGCGCGCCTTGTTCCTTAGTTAAGGTGCGGTACGCTTCAATCGCAGTCTTGAGGTCGCACTGCAACTGCTGAATGATGTCGTCCTGCTCGCACAGTTTGGCGTAAGCCTCGCCTGCGAACTTGGTCAAGTTGGCTTGGCTCCAAGTAGAAAAGTCTGGTCTGTTAGTCATTGATCTCTCTCTTTGATGGTGCGTCTAATTCAAGGCGGTAATACTTGGCGGGCATTTTGGCGTTCTTGTCCAAGTGTTTGCGCAGCCAGTCTATGCCGCCTAGTTCTTGAAAGATCATCATGTGACGATCTGTCAGCCTGATCTGGCGTCCTTTAAGCGGCTCAAGTGGTTTTGGGCGTGGCATATTGTTTCAAATGTCTGTTGGTTGTTCGGTTAATCCAGCATCTTTGGCAGTGCCATCTAACCCCTATGTCTACGCCGCCTTCGGGCGGTTTGTCTGCTTTGCACTCGGCGCAGAATTTAAATTTGTGCATTGTTTTTGAAGTGAGATGGGCATGTAAATACACGCCTTGGATTTGCTGTTTTGCACGACAAGGCGGGCAGTAGGCGCGCGTCGTTTGCAGTTCATGCACTTGGCGCATGGCTGAACGGGCGCGCATTCGATGTAATTAAAAAGCACGGACTTTCTCAGGTGGGGGCGGTTGCATGTTTTCAGACGGTGGCGTCCAACCATTCTCACGCCAGCGTGCCTGCACATCTGAGCCGCGCTGGTAGTTAAACGTGGGGTCGTTCAAGCACTTGCTCGGGTAGGTTATTTTAGTGCCTTGGGGTGGCGTCCAATTTATCATGGTTGTATTGCTCCTTTGAGTAGTTCTAGTCTCTCCCGCGCAACGCGCAGGGTGTTGTAGCGCTGATGAAGGCGCTGAAGCATGGAGACGCGCTTGGCGCCTTCACGTTCTTCGTTTAGCAGGCTGAGGACTTCCTCTTCGCTCAGACGGCTTAATTTGTTATTGAGGCTTCGCCAGGTGTCGTTCAATTTTGTTCTCCAGTTCAATAATCTCTTTTTTGCAATTAGCGTAAGCGCGGGCGGCGGCGTTAAAGTTACGATACCTAATACGTCTTTCGGCTTTGGCCGTTTTAAGTTTGGCCTTCCAAAGGTCTAGTCGTTTCATTTCAATGCTTCCTGTAGTCCAGCCAAACCGCCTACGCGCTGACCGTTGATAAAAATATGTGGCATCTGGCGCACGCCTGTGGGCAAGTTGTCAAGTAGTGCGGGCATTGACTCAACGTCCATCTCAACATAGTTGATGTTCTTAGCCCGCAAAAGCTGTTTGGCGGCTGTGCAGTTGGGGCACTTGCGCTTGGTGTAGATCACCACTTCCATGGCGCTCCAATAGTAGGGTTGCCCCTTAAGATTGTTTTCCATGGCAATGCGGTCAAACTCGTCGTCTTCGTCGGTGCGGATCATGTGTTTCTCTCCTTAATGTCATAAAACCAATCGTCGCCAGCTGACCATTTGCGTGTGCCGTCAACCGTCCACAAGCGCTGCGCGGCTTGGAAGTCAGGGAACTTTGTCTCAGCAGGGATCAGGCTCTGGTCGTACCACAGGCATCGGTTGTTGGGCTGGCAGGCAAACTGGCCATTGTCCAATGCAATCCAATTGAAAGACTTATGCTCTTCGGCCTGCTCAGTAAAGCCAGTGTCTAAGTCCATGCCTTCGGCGCAGAAGTCCACCGTAAACAGATAGCGCCCGAAGTGCCATTTTTTGTCTTTGCCCAAGAACTTAACGCCCAGGTTACGCAAGCCAATCTTCTCAATGATCGTGAAACGGTAGCCCATGCAGTCCCACAGCTGGAGCGTGTCAATAGGCAGATTGCCAGCGTCTGCGTGCCAGACATAGGCGTGGATCGGCAGCTTGTCGTACAAGGCGCCGTAGTTGGGCAACAGCGACTCGATGCGGAACACTTGGCCACGCAGGGCTTTGAGGCTGACCCAGATGGCAGGCTCAAGTTCGTTGTGCCCCTTGTGGTCGTTGTACAAAAACTCGCGCTTTACAAAGCACTTCATGGGCGGCAGCGATGCCACGATATAACTCATAGTGGGGCGTCCTCAAAGTTATCAGGGTTGAACTTGGGCACGTTAGCGCCCTTGTCCTTGGGGTTTGGGAATGGTGGGAATGGCCACATTATTTAAGTTCCTCCATGGCAATTTCAGAGATGGCGCGCTTGTCGTGAAGCGCCGCCCAGATTTTCTCGTCGACCGTTTTGTTGGTCAGCATCACGTAGCACCACACATCGTGTTTTTGCCCGCTGCGGTGCAAACGACCAATGGTCTGTTCGTACAACTCCAGACTCCACGGCAACGACAGAAACACCATGTGACAGCCGCCGTGTTGTAAGTTGAGTCCGTGTCCGGCTGATTTTGGGTGGACGGCCAATAGCCTGACCTTTCCAGCATTCCATCGCTCGATGACGTTTGCGTCATCAAGGGTTTGCAAGTGTCCGAAGCGTCGCTTGAGTTCGGCGAGTTCTTCTTGGTAGGTGTAAGCAATGATGGTGTTGGCATGCTGGTTCTCGTCTAATAATTCTTCAAGGCGTTCAAACTTGTGCAGGCTATACCAGATGGGCTTCTGCTCGACCTTAAACTTGCCTGGTGAGTCAGACGGCGTGGTGGTCGTGTCGTACACAAAGCCTGACGCCAGCTGTTGCAACTTGCCCGTGACCACTGCCGCGTTGACCGCCGTGATGCCTTCCAGCACAAAGTCTTTCTTCATCGTGTTGTAAGGCTTGAGATCCATGTCGCACTTGATCTCGACCGTATGCAAAGGCGGTAGTTTGTCTTTATACTCACCTGCCTCTAAGACAAATGTGGCAGGCTTAATTACGCGCATGACCTTCTCAAGCGCGCCTACACGCGGCGCCCATTCGCCAAACTCCTTATTGATTAGCACAAAATACTGCTGCATGAACGCGCCCTTGGAACGGCCAAGCAAAGACTGGTCAACAATCTTGCACTGACCAAACACGTCTTCCAAACCGTTGCTGGTAAATGAGCCAGTCAAGCCCCAGCGCTTAGTCATGGGGTCAACCACTTTCAGGAACGCTTTGAAGCGTGTGCCTGATGGGTTTTTTAATCTAGTAAGTTCGTCAAACACCACGCCGTCAAAGTTCAGCTTTTGCTCGGCCAGCCACTGCAAGTTGTCGTAGTTGGTGACGACCACTTGGGCGTTGCTTTTGAGGGCGTCTAGACGCTGCTTAGGTGTGCCAACGCACAGAGCCATGCTCATGCGGTCAGCCCACTTAGGGCGCTCGACTGGCCACACGTCGGTGCAGACGCGCTTGGGCGCCAGCACCAGCCAGCGCTTGACGTGGCAATCGCGCAACATCTCCCACATGGCCGTCAGCGTGATGGCGGTCTTACCCGCACCCACTGGCGCCAAGATCATGGCGCGGTCATGCTCGTAGAGAAAGTCAGCGGCTGTCTCTTGATACGGACGCAATGAAAGCATCAACTTGTTCCTTAGTCCATAAACAGGCGTAGTTTTGTTGCAACAACGCCATCTCAGTTTGAAATAATTTTTGCAGTTCTGACAGTCTGCCGCCCTTGGTTTTCAACTCGACAAACCATGTCTGGCCATCGGGTAAACACGCAATGCGATCTGCTACACCTTTGCGTCCAGGCGAAGTAAACTTCCAAGTCCTGCCGCCGAAGCGCTGCACCGCCCAGTCAAAATAAATTTCAATTTCTTTTTCACGCATGCCGCAAAGTATACATGTAAAAAAGATTTGCACAACAATTATTTTTGTGCTACATTAAAGATTCATTAAACGAAAGGACAGTAAAGTGAAAAACATACCAGCGTTCCCCGCCATGCACTTTGACTTGGCAGACAACGAACATGGCTTGACCATGCGCGACTACTTCGCAGCCAAAGCCATGCAAGGCTTATTAGCCTCTGAAGTTAACGCACCCTTAAAAACATTCGCAAATCAAGCCTACACAATGGCAGATGCAATGATGGAGGCACGCAATGCAGCACAGTAATATCGTAGGCGGCTCGACAGCCAAGCGCGTCATCAACTGCCCAGGCAGTGTGGCGCTGGTGCAGAAGATGCCGCCCAAGCCCTCAAGCGAACACGCCGACCGTGGCACACTCTTGCACAACATGATGGAAGAAATCCTCACGTCAGGCGATGCGCCCGAGAGTTTCATCGGCGCGCGTTACAACGATCAGATTCTCACGCAAGATTTGATCGACGAAAAAATCAAACCGGCCATGGAGGCGCTCGATGCGATTGACCCCGATCAGACAATGGAATATGAAGTCGAAACACGGGTTGGGTTCGGCGATCTTTTGCCTGGTGTTTTTGGTTCCACTGATCTTATTGGTCGGATTGGTAGCCGTGCCATTGTGTTGGATTGGAAATTTGGTGATGGTGTCATGGTTGAAGTGGAAGAAAACCCGCAACTGATGTTCTACGCCGCCGCTGCCATGCGTACTAAAGAAGCCGCATGGGCGTTTGAAGGCGCAACTGAGATCGAGATGGTCATTGTGCAACCTCCTGAAGTGCGCCGCTGGGTGACAACGCCTATGCGTATTGCCCGTTTTGAGCAAGAGTTGGTGCAAGCGGTTCACGCGGCTGAGAAACCTAACGCGCAATTGGCCGTTGGCGATCACTGCCGTTGGTGCGCCGCCAAGCCAATCTGTCCTAAGATGACCGGCGCTGTTGACCGCGCATTGAAGGTGCAGATCGACGCCCTGCCAGCCGCGCAGATCAGCAACTATCTTAAGAACGCTGACATGCTTGAGGACTGGATCAAAGACCTGCGCTTATTGGCGCTCCAGATGCTTGAGTCAGGTGCTAAGTTACCCGAATACAAACTGGTGGCCAAGCGTGCCATCCGTTCATGGTCAGACGAAGAGAAGGCCAAGGTCGCCCTCTTCGCACACGGCCTCACAGAATCTGAAGTGATGGAGTCCTCTGTCGTCTCCCCTGCGAAGGCCGAGAAGGCGTTGAAGAAACGCAAGCTCGGCCTACCAGAAGACCTCGTGGTCGCCATCTCGTCAGGTAACACTTTGGCAAGCGCGGATGACCCGCGCCCCGAAGTGATGCTCTTGGGCAAACAGTTATCTGCTGCCCTTTCTAAAATCCAGTAAAGGAAAATCATGTCTAGTTTAGTAACCTTCTCTCAAGCAAACCTGCCAGCAGTTTCAACTCTGTCATCTGCGCTTCGTTCAATCCAAGCTGAAGTCGGCCCTGCCGGTGTTGTCATCCTCAAGATGGACAAGACTGGCCACTGGGTTTTCGGCGCGGATCAGACCGAAGTCGAAGACGACGCAGTGTGGGCTGTCAATCCCTTCTCTTTTGTCCACGGCTTTATTGCTTGGGGTGATGGTGAAGTGTTGGGCGAAAAGATGACCAGCGTGAGCAACCCCTTGCCTGCTTTGGATGAGGCGCCCCCTCAAGCCAAGAAAGGTTGGGAGAGCCAAGTCGGTATGTCTTTGAAGTGCATTTCAGGCGAAGACAAAGGTATGGAAGCACGTTTCACCACCACGTCAGTGGGCGGTAAGCGCGCAGTTCAGACCTTGGCTGTTGCTCTGGCCGAGCAAGTCGAGAAAGACCAAACCAAGCCAGTGCCAGTCGTGCGTCTGAAGAAAGACCACTACGCTCACAAGTCCTACGGCAAAATCTACACGCCAGTCTTTGAGATTGTCGAGTGGGTGTCGATGGATGGTGAGGCGCCTGAAGTAAAGGCCGAGCCGGAAGCTGCGCCAGCACGCCGCCGCCGTAGCGTCTAACTTTCTGAAGCCCCGTGACAGGGGGCTTTGGAAAGGAGATGCCAATGCTTTGGTTAGATTTTGAGACTCGCAGTACATGCGACCTACGCGCCAAGGGCGTGTACAACTATGCGCAAGATAGCACAACTGAGGTCTTAATGTTGTCGTATGCGTTTGACGATGAGGATGTGGTGACATGGGTTCCGTCCCAGCCCTTCCCCGAGCGCGTGCGCAACTACACCGGCCAGATCAGGGCGCACAACGCGGCGTTTGAGCGCTTGATCTTTTGGTACGTCTTGCAGGTCAACTTTGATCTCACACAATTTTATTGCACTGCAACACAAGCCCGCGCCAACTGCGCGCCTGGTAGTCTGGAGGACGTTGGCCGCTTTGCTGGCGCGCCCATGAAGAAAGACCACAGAGGCGCGCAACTCATTCGCCTGATGTGCGTGCCGCCATTCAAAGACTCGCCAGAACTGATGGCCGAGATGATTGCCTATTGTGAGCAAGACGTCCGCGCCATGCGTGCAATCAGCAAGGCCATGCGCGATTTATCAGACATTGAGCTAAAAGACTACCACGTCAACGAGCAGATCAACGATCGCGGCGTGTTGGTCGACGTGCCGCTGTGCCATGCGGCTGTTAAGTTTGCGTCCGATGAACTGATCGAGATCGAAGAGATCGTCAAAGAAGTTACCGGCGGCGCTATCACTTCCGTTCGCTCCCCACGCATGCGTGAGTGGGTGCTTGAGCGCGTGGGTGACGAAGCTAAGAAGTTGATGGAAAAGGATGGCAAGTATTCCATCGACAAAACTGTGCGTGCCAATTTACTAACGATGGAGAATCCCGATGAAGTCCCTGCCGATGTCCAAGAAGTTATCCAATGCGCCGACGACCTCTGGGCGTCCTCGGTGGCAAAGTTCAGCCGACTCGCAGCTTTGGCAGATGAGGAGGATGAACGAGTACGAGGAGCGTTCGTATTTGCTGGCGGCTTGGCAACAGGACGCGCATCGTCCTACGGCGCGCAAGTCCACAACTTCACCCGCAAGTGCGCGGATGAGCCAGAGGCCGTCAGACAAGCCATGGTCAGAGGACACGCAATCGTGCCTCGGTATGGAAAGCGCGTTACCGATGTTCTCAAAGGAATGCTCCGTCCCGCACTCATACCCGCCGCAGGGAAGCATTTTGTGGTTGCCGACTGGGCGGCCATTGAAGCGCGTGTCAACCCGTGGCTTTCCGGTCGAGGAGACGATAAACTGGAACTATTCCGCACTGGGGAAGACGTCTATAAAGTCAATGCCGCCGCAACGTTTAATGTCCGAGTCGATGCCGTCACAAAAGACCAGCGCCAGATCGGAAAGGTTCAGGAACTTGCCTGCGGCTTTGCTGGTGGTGTGGGAGCTTTTGCTGCCATGGGCCGCGCTTATGGCATTTCTTTACCTGAGCCTGTCGCCAAGCGAATGGTCGATGGCTGGCGCCGTGCTAATCCTTGGTCTGTTCCTTATTGGTCGGCGCTTGAAGAATCTTACACCCGCGCCATGAGAAACAAGGGGCGTGAATTTAAGGCTGGCCGTATAACATATTTGTTTGACGGCTTGCACTTATGGTATGCCCTACCCTCTGGTCGCATTTTGTGCTACCCCTATGCCAAATTGGAATCGGAGGGCGTCACTTATGCCAAAGCGGCATGGAAGCCCGCGCAAGATGCAAAAGAATGGCCACGCGCCCGCCTTTGGAAAGGCTTGGCATGTGAAAATGTGACTCAGGCTGTGGCCAACGATCTGCTTCGCCACGCCCTGCGCCAACTCGATGACGTTGTGCTACATGTGCATGATGAGATCGTATTAGAGACGGCGAACCCTAACGCCGCAGAAGAATTAAAACGTGTGATGTGTACAGCGCCAGCATGGGCAGACGGCCTGCCTTTGAACGCTGAAGTTGAAACTATGAAAAGGTATGGCAAATGAATTTTCTTGAATTTTTAATTTCCTTGGCACCCGAGGGTGAGACAGCGCTGATCGTGCGCCAGAAACCCATGCTCAAAGACGGTGAGATGCAATTCCACGCAGACGGCGCTATCAAATGCACATGGCCTGCAATGCTTCCCACCGCACGCATCAAGCCCGACTGGGCAATCTATGGCAATACGGCCAGCTTTATCATAGACCGCTTCAAAGATGGCCACGTCTCAGCGTCTGCCGCCAACTGCGAGTATGTGCTTGTGATGGTGCTTGATGATGTGGGCACCAAAGCCGCCATCCCGCCACTTGAGCCGACTTGGAAGATCGAGACGTCTGAAGGTTCGTTTCAGTGGGGTTATGCCTTTTCAGACCAGCCTACAAAGATGGACTTCGCAGCCGCTATCAAAGCCATCGCCGATGCAGGCTACACTGATGCTGGCGCTATCAACGCGGTGCGTAATTTCCGTTTGCCCGGCTCGATTAACTTGAAGCCCGGTCGTGAGAACTTTGCCGCCAAGTTGATTGAGTTTGAACCCAAGCGCGAATTCACCCTTGATGAAATTTGCACAGCCTTGAATGTCACCCCCGCGCCTGCTGACTCGATTGGCGTGCGCCCTATTCGCTTGTCAGACGATGGCGCTGACGATGTGATGGCATGGCTGTCAGGCCAAGGCGTGCTGTTGTCAAAACCCAACGCTGAGGGCTGGGCCGGTGTGATCTGCCCAAACTCTTCCGAGCATACTGATGGCAACCCCGAGGGCCGTTACATGCCCGCTAACCGTGCTTACCGTTGCCTGCACAGCCATTGTGTTGACTTTGACTCTAATGCGTTCTTGCAATGGGTGTCAGATCAAGGCGGCCCCAAGCACGCCCCCGGTTTGCGCGAAGAGTTACTCACGTTTGCCATGGACGCGGCGCTTGCTAAACTGACCCCTAATGAGGCTTACCCTGACGCGGCTGCGGCCATCGTCGCCGAGGTCGAGCGCAAGGAACTGGGCCGCATTGAAAAGGACGGTTGGTGGGAGCGCTTCGCGTACATTCAAGACGATGACGCTTACTTTGACATGCAAGACCGCCGCGAGATCGGACGCGGTACGTTTAACGCTTTGTTCCGTCACATTGACTGCAAGTCAATCAACAACGTTAAGCGCAAGATTGAGGCGTCTGTCTGCTTTGATGAAAACCGCCAAGCCAAGGGTGCCAAGACTTTGGTCGGCGTGACCTACGCCCCCGGCGAGAACATCCTTTGCGCCCGTGAGGGTCTGGTGTACGGCAACCGATGGCGTGACGCCCGCCCACCCGTGGCTGGTGGTGTTGACCCTACGCCGTGGCTTGACCATGTGACGCGCATGATTCCCGATGACATTGAGCGCGAGCATGTTCTGAACGTGATGGCCTTTAAAGTGCAAAACGCCAACGTCAAGGTCAATCACGCCGTGTTGCATGGCGGGCACCCAGGCTCAGGCAAGGACACCATGTGGGCGCCGTTTTTTTGGGCTATTGGTGGCGAGTCCTTGGCTAACGTCAAGAAGCTCGATAACAAAGACTTGTCAACCCCTTGGGGTTATCACCTTGAATGTGAGGTGCTGATTATCAATGAACTGCGCCAGCCCGAGGCGTCTGACCGCCGCGCCCTTGAGAACAGTCTTAAGCCCGTGATCGCCGCACCCCCTGAATACTTGTCAATTCAGCGTAAGGGTCTGGCCCCCTATGAGGCCGTGAACCGTTTGCAAGTGGTGGCGTTCTCGAATGAACGCATGGCGATAACCATCCCTTCAAATGACCGCCGGTGGTTTGTATTGTGGTCTGACGCCCTTTGCATGGACTCTGACGCCGCCGCCCGTATGTGGGCATGGTACAAGGCGGGCGGGTTTGCGGCGGTGGCGGCGTGGCTTGCCGCCCGTGACGTGTCGGCCTTTAACGCCGGTGCTGCCCCTCCGATGACTGAGGCTAAGGCCATCATGGTCGAGACGGGCATGAGTGGCGCTGAGTCGTTCCTTGTTGAGATGATGCGCTCTCGCATTGGTGAGTTCGCCGCCGGTGTGCTGGGTGGCCCGTGGCAGTCGGTCTGCGACCGCCTGACTGGACAAGCCCCGACCGGCATGAAATTGCCCGTGGCGGCTTTGTTGCATGCCTTCCGTGAGTCGGGCTGGGTTGATATGGGTCTGCTCAAGTCGCGGGCGCACACGACCAAAAAGCACATTTTCTGCGCCCCTGATATGGTCAACCGTGGCAAGTCAGAATTGAGAGACGCGGTGCAAGTGTTGCCGGATTCTAAAATCGCACCGTTGGTGCGGTTGGTGAAGTAAAAAAGAAGGCCCCGATTAAGGGGCCTTTTTAATGGTGTGGCAACCGTTACAGATCAAGGAGAATTGACAGTAACGCGCCCAGTATAAGCGCAATTAGTAAAACCATCAATAACTCCTTGTCATGGCCTCCAACGCGCCTCTGTTGAGTAATCTGCGCGCCTCTTGCCCCTCGGCTTGAGCGCGTTTGTACTCGTGTTCATTGGCCTTGCCTAATTCGTGCTGATAGCCTAAGTCGATGTAGTAATGCTCGGCGTACGTCAACGGCCTAAACGGTGCCAATGCTTCGGCGATAACTGGGTGGGTCATTTGAGCGCCTCCGTCAAGATACACTGAGCCGTGTCGATGTCACCCAGCTTAAGGGCGTCAAGGGCTTGCACAATGGCTTGTTTTGCCGTGATCTTGCGCGCCTTTGGTGCCGGTGGCGTCCAGTCGGGGTCAAGTTCCTCCAGCACTTCAGGAAACGCGCCATCGTAAAGCGCGGGCGTGCCGTGATAGTTTGCGCAGCCGTGCGCGCAGTCAATCATGCGGCGGCGCTCATTTAATCGGGTATAAGCGCGTACGTATTCACACGCGCTCATGTTTGGGTTCCACTTTGGATAATCGCGCTTCTCACTGACTGTTTTAACCTTGGGCGGCTTGTCCATATCGGCGCGGTATTGCATCGCGTTTTCAGGCTTGCATTTTACTTTGATGCCGTGGTGTGTGAATTCGATCATGTTATACATCCCAGTCTTCGGTTGAAATTTTGATGTTGCAAAAGTCGGCGTGCGCCGCGTGGATATGCTCACGCATGAGCGTACAGATGGTTTCGATTAACTCGCTACCTACTAGGTCGTTAATCGTGACCGTGGCGAACGGTTCGGCCTCGATGCCTTCCGGCGTGAACGCGTTGCCACGGTGAAACGTTATTTTTGTGCGGTCGTAATGGTTCATAATTTTTTAATCCGATAATCTGCGGGGTTAAAGTCTGCAAGGTGTTTGCATGAGGCTTCAAAGGCCATATCGTCAAGAAAGCCCGCAAGTTCTGCGGCGGCTTCGGCGTAAGTGTTGAACTGAACCGGCTCCACGCCGTCCTCCGTCCAAGTGTTTTCCCATTGATTGAGAAAAGTCAGGGTTTGTACTTCGTAGGTCATGCCGTCACCTCAAAATCTAAGTCTGCGCTGATAAAGTACAAAGACCGCCCATCCTTCAATTGAATGTAGCAATAGGCGTGGTCGTCTGGGTCTGCGGGGTCGTCGCCTTGCGTTGCGCCCTCTAGTTCTGCCGCGCTGATATAAACAATGTCGCCTAAGGTGTCGTACTTCTCAAAAGTAGCGGAGGCGGGCACCGATAACCCCTCCTCTGCTAGATCGTCTCTCATGCGTGCGGTGTAGGTCATTCCGTCACCTCCTCAATGTCCGTGTCTGTCCATTCGCCCGTGTGCAAGTAGTCGCCTTCGTCACGTTGCAACATGCCAAGGGCGATATTCTCGGCTTCGTCTCTATCCTCGGCTTCTACCTCATAATGAGCATAAGTTTCATATTTAAAACTGACTGAATAGGTTTTCATTCTGTCACCCCTTGATTGATAGTTTTTTGAATGTATTGATTCGCTTCGTCTAAAGTAGAAAAACTAAGAAAGTTGCCTTTTTTATCTACCCATTCGCGCCCGTCACTAAAAATGGCGTATTGGCCTGCGCCACAGTACACCGCCTGCCATTCTGGTTCGTCAATGGCAATATTAAGAATTCGAGCGCCGTCAAACATTTCTACAATTTCATAATCAACACCCGCGCCGTCTAAAAGTTTGTAAAGTTCTACTGGTGTCATGCTGTCACCTCAGCAAGGTTACGGCGCGCGGCTTTGTACGCGGCGCGGTTCAATAGGCGCGCGACTGCCCCCCGGTATTCCGTGGGCCAATACTGACCAACACAATAGTCAAGATCAAACCCGCCCGCCGTGCGTTCAATGGTCAAACGTTCGCCTTGACTGCATTCAACTAGATCGTCATCAGTGACGCCCGCATAGTAAGCGGAGAGAATCGCCTTACGTACGCGGTCAAGGTCTTTTGTAATGCTACGGGCTTCACTGAAATAAGCCGCCCGCCCGTCTTTATCTTGCCAGTCGCGGCAATAATCGCGGAAATCAAGCCCCGGATTTTTTGCGGCATATGCGGCGAGCAAACGGAGGGTTTGCGGTTGCGCCTCAATATCAACCCATGATGGAAAAAGTGAGAGAGTACGTTTGTTCATTTTTTAACTCCAAAGGATGTCGAAGTAGGCCAATGCGCCCACGGTTAAAAGTAAGCCGATAACTACGGCGGCGGCGATGTCATAAATTGTTTGTTTCATGGCTTAAGCCCTCCAGATTGAAAACGCGCCGTTATATTCGCGCCATGCGGTGACCGGCAACGCTAACGCGTGCCATGTACCCGCGCATTGACGCAAAACGCAAATTGTCCCTTTGGGGTGACCGGCGTTAAAGTAGTTCATTTTGTTTGTTCCTTAATTTGTGATTCGAGTTTGACAATGGCGCGCTTGACGCGCTCAATTTGTACGGGGTCACGGCTTTGCTTTAAAACGTGCCGTTGCCAAAACAGAGAGTTTTCTAATACTTTGAGGCTTGTCATAATTATTCGCTCCAGCACTCAGAAGTCACACACCGCATTTCAGAGTCAGCGCGTACCCATTCAAGCGCGGCTTTTTTAGTGTCAAAACGGCGGCGTTCAATCCATCCGTCAGCGTGGAATTGAACACAAACAATAAAACCGTAGGGGTTAAAACGTAATTTCATGGTGTTTGCCTTTACTTTATTAAATGCCGCGTTTGTTTCGCGGTATAGATATTGTAAAAGATTCTTTTACATTGTCAACAACTATTTTCTAGGTACAAACCCTAATGTGTGTGCGAATGTGTGCGGAGGGTGTGCGGCGTTTGCGTGCCTCAATGACCTACGCGCAAAGCCTTGCAACATATAGATAAAAGCCATTTGTGTGTCAATGTGAGTTATGTTTTGTTGATAACTAAAAAAAATATCTGTGTGTAAGTTTGTGTAAGGCTCACCGTTTTGGGCGCGCTTGAAAGTACCGCTCACGACTGCCCACACTGCCCACAAACTGAAAACACAAAGTTTGCTACTTTTCCCGCGTGAGTCAACGTGAGTTATAAAAAGGGAATGACTCACAATGACTCACAGACCATGCGACACAATGACGCAGTGCAACATGGCCGTGCAAACCATGGCTCACAATGACCCACGGCCAAAAGGGATTTTGCTTGAGGGGGAGGGGGTAGGGCCGAGCGCAAAGGGCCAGCAAAAACGTAGCGTCTGCAAACAATTTTTTTTCTTACAGAATTTTTATTTTTTGTTATATGATCACGGCACACGTCAACACGCATGAAGATTCTGTGGATTGCCCCCGGCAAGTTGTTGCAACCTTGGCCACACCCCCTAGAGTGAGACATCAAGAGTTTTCAGCCGTGTTGACGTTGGCTCTATAGGAAGATGCTATGTTCCACTCGATTCCATTTACACCGCGCAAGGTCGAAGCGACCGAATCGCGTCTGAAGGCTGTCTATGACGCAGCCAAGCTCGGCCTCAAAGGCGACGCACTCGCGCTGGCCGCAGGCATGCTGCCCCAAGAATACCGACAACTCACGCAACTTGACCCCGTGGTAGAACTGGCCGCGCAAAAGGGCAAGGCAGACGCTGAGATAGAGATGTCCCGAGTCTTACACCAAGCGGCCAACAACGGCGACGCTAAATCAGCGCTTGAGATCCTCAAACATCAACACGGCTGGGTGGCCAAGCAGGCTATCTCGGTTGAGGTCGACCAGCGCATCTCCATCACTGGCGCACTGGCCGAGGCGCAGAAGAGGGCGCTGACAGTCGAAGACGCAAACATCATAGAAGCCCAAGTCCATGCAATCGACCATATACAGCGCTGAAGACGAACAGGAACTCATGGCGCGGCTATGGGCGCCAGCAATCAAGGATAACCCACTGGCGTTCGTCATGTTCGCGTTTCCTTGGGGTCAGCCTGGCACACCACTGGAACATTTCAAAGGCCCACGCAAATGGCAGCGCGAGGTACTTCAGCAGATCGCCACGCACATACAAGAGAACAAAGGCAAGGTCGACTTCAACACCTTACGGCACGCTGTCTCATCTGGCCGTGGTATTGGTAAGTCAGCCCTAGTCTCATGGATCACGATTTGGATGCTTACAACCCGCATCGGCTCCACGACCATCATCTCGGCCAACAGTGAGTCTCAGCTCCGGTCGGTCACATGGGCTGAGATTACCAAGTGGCTGGCGACTGCCATCAACAGCCATTGGTTTGAAGTGTCGGCCACCAGACTGATGCCCGCCAAGTGGCTCACGGAATTAGTCGAGCGTGATCTTAAGAAGGGCACACGCTACTGGGGCGTTGAGGGGCGGCTGTGGTCAGCGGAGAATCCCGACGCTTACGCGGGTGTCCACAATTTTGACGGTGTGCTGGTCGTGTTCGACGAGGCGTCTGGTATTGACGACAGCATCTGGGCGGTAACAAGCGGATTCTTTACAGAGAACACGCCTAACAGGTTTTGGATGGCGTTCTCCAACCCGCGCCGCAACACGGGGTACTTCTACGAGTGCTTTAACAGCAAAAGGGAGTTCTGGTCAACCAAGGTGGTGGACGCGCGCACGGTCGAGGGGACGGACAAGCAGGTCTATCAGCAGATCATCGACGAATACGGCCCTGAGTCATCCCAAGCGCACGTCGAGGTCTACGGTCAGTTTCCGTCTGAGGGCGACGATCAGTTCATCTCGGCCTTGTTGGTTGACGAGGCTATGAAGCGGCCCAAGTACAAAGACCAAAGTGCCCCAATAGTGATTGGCGTTGACCCCGCACGCTTTGGCGCGGATGCGACAGTCATCGCTATTAGGCAAGGACGGGACATTATCTCGATACAACGCCATCGGGGCGACGACACTATGACGGTGGTCGGGCATGTGATCGAGGCGATTGAAGAGTACAAGCCAACTCTGGTCGTGATTGACGAGGGTGGGCTGGGCGCAGGCATTGTGGATCGGCTCAAGGAGCAGCGCTACAAGGTCAAGGGCATCAACTTTGGTAATAAGTCAACGAACCCCATCATGTACGGCAACAAAAGGGCTGAAATGTGGGGCAAAATGAAAGATTGGTTGAAAACAGCCTCAATTCCGCTTGACAGGTTCCTGAAAACTGATCTAATTTCGCCTATGATGAAGCCCGACTCCAAGGGTACTATTTTCTTGGAGTCGAAAAAGGACATGAAGGCGCGCGGTTTGGCGTCACCAGACGCGGCTGACGCGATCTGCGTGACTTTTGCCTTCGCCGTGGCCCACCGTGAGGCGCGTGAACCCACGCAGCGCCGCACATACAGTGATCGAAGCGTGGTTGCAACTTCTTGGATGGGGTCGTGATGGCTAAAAAAGGCGTATCTCTAAGTGTCGGACGCGGTGAAAAACTGCCCACCAGCAAAGGCGCTGGCCTGACGGCCAAAGGGCGTGAGAAGTACAACGCCGCGACTGGCTCGAACCTCAAGGCGCCAGCACCCAACCCCAAAACTAAGGCAGACCAAGGTCGCAAGGACTCATTTTGTGCAAGGATGGGCGCAGTAGCGGCCAACGCCAAGGACGGCGAACGCGCTAAAGCGGCTCTTAAACGATGGAAGTGTTGATATGGCTACTAAACCTGGCTTGTATGCCAATATTGCAGCAAAACGTGAGCGCATAGCCGCTGGCAGCAAAGAAAAAATGCGCCAGCCAGGCGACAAGGGCGCACCGACCGCCAAGGCTTTTAAAGAATCTGCTAAAACTGCGAAAAAGAAATAATCATGGCAAATACCAAACCCATTGGCGTGGCATACGAAGACCAAAACATCATTGGTGCTGATATTGTTCAAGCTACCAACATTGCCACCACTGGCACAATTGGCTATGCGGCTGGTGCATACGACACCGTAACGCAGACCAACAACAAGACTACAGCAGTCACGATCAACACGCCTTCTGGCCAGATCATCACGGCTAACGCGCAGATGGCCCCTAGCGCCAATGCGGTGTTTGTGGTCAATTGCAGCACAGTCAGCACCAAAGACGTGGTGGTAATCAGTGTGGCTTCTGGCGGCACTTTGGGTGCATACAACGTGTTCATTGTGGCCGTTAGCAATGGCTCGTTCACGGTAGAACTCAAAAACGTGACCAACAATGCGTACAGTGAAGCTATTCACTTGAACTACGCTATTTTCCACACGGAGACTTAAATGCCACTCGTCAAGTCCAAAACTCCTGAAGCCTTCCGCAAGAACGTCAAAGCTGAAGTGCAAGCCGGTAAGCCCGTCAAGCAGGCCGTGGCCATTGCTTACTCAGTCAAACGCGCGGCAGAGAAAAAGAAAAAATGAAAGCACTCCAAGACTGCATCATCATTGAGCGCGATGTTGAGAAACATCCCTTGTTTGTATTGCCTGCGAACTCACAGACCGAAACCGGCATTGCCGTGGCTGTTGGGCCAAAATGCCTAGACATCAAGGTCGGTGACCATGTATACTTTGGCGTAGGGCAAGAATTTAAACAAGACGGCAAGATGTATGTCGTCATGCGTGAGCCTCATATTTTAGGGGTTTTGGAATGAATGATCCAACCGGAATAGTCGCAGCCGCTAACGTAGCTGCTGGCGGCAAACCACCAAAGTCTGATTCAGACATTCTGACAACCGCCCGCGCTCGGTTGGACATGGCTGTCGCCGCACTGGCTGAAAGCCGCGAAGATGAAATTGACGATCTGCGCTTTTATGCCGGTTCTCCCGACAACCACTGGCAGTGGCCTGCTGACGTGCTGGCTACCCGTGGCGCGGTGCAAGGTCAGACAATCAACGCCCGCCCAACGCTCACAATCAACAAACTGCCGCAGCACGTTCGTCAAGTGACGAATGACATGCGTCAGAACCGCCCAGGCGCGAAGGTCATCCCAGTTGATGACAACGCTGACGTGGAAGTGGCAGACATTTTCAACGGCATGATCCGCCATATTGAGTACATCTCCGATGCTGACGTAGCCTACGACACCGCTTGCGAGAATCAAGTGTCCTACGGCGAAGGCTACATCACCCTGATGACCGAGTACTGCGACGAAAACACATTCGATCAAGACATCAAGATTGGCCGTATTCGCAACTCGTTCAGCGTCTACATGGATCCTTTGATCCAAGACCCAACGGGTGCAGATGCCAAGTATTGCTTTATCACTGAAGACCTGACAAAAGCAGAATATGAGCGCCAGTACCCAGATGCTGCGCCTATCTCTACCTTGCAGTCCCTCGGTGTAGGTGACCAGTCAATCAGCAACTGGCTCAATGAAGACACTGTACGCATTGCCAGTTATTACTACATTGACTACGACAAAACCAAGCTGAATTTGTACCCTGGCAACCAGTCGGCTTTTGAAGGTACGCCCGAGGACAAGATGCTCAAGGGCATGTTTGGCAAACCTGTAAAATCACGCATGTCTGAGCGCCCACGGGTGATGTACTGCAAGATCAACGGTTATGAAATCCTCGAACAAAAAGAGTGGGCTGGCAAATGGATCCCTGTGATCCGTGTTGTTGGCAACGAGTTTGAGGTTGATGGCCGTCTCTACATCTCTGGCCTTGTGCGTAACGCCAAAGATGCCCAACGCATGTATAACTATTGGGTGTCTCAGGAAGCTGAGATGCTGGCTCTGGCCCCCAAGGCTCCTTTTATTGGCTACGGTGGCCAGTTCGAGGGCTATGAGGACAAGTGGAAGACAGCCAACACAAACAACTGGCCATACCTCGAAGTAAATCCTGACGTTACAGACGGCCAAGGCGCAGTCTTGCCACTACCCCAGCGGGCACAGCCGCCAATGGCCTCTAGCGGTCTATTACAGGCCAAGGCAGGCGCATCTGAGGACATTAAGTCCACAACCGGTCAATATAACGCCTCTTTGGGCATGGGAAGCAACGAACGCTCTGGTAAAGCCATTCTGGCTCGCCAGCGTGAGGGTGATGTAGGTACTTTCCACTACGGGGATAACCTGACCCGTGCCGTGCGCCATGTGGCCCGTCAGTTGGTGGACTTGATTCCCAAGATTTACGACACACAACGCATTGCTCGCATCATTGGTGAAGACGGCGAGACTAAGATGGTCAAGATTAACCCTGACCAGCCTCAACCCGTCAACAAGATCATGGATCAAAACGGCATTGTGATCGAGAAGATTTACAACCCTGGTGTGGGCAAATATGACGTAGTGGCCACCACTGGCCCAGGCTACGCAACCAAGCGCCAAGAAGCTCTTGAAGCCATGGCTCAACTGTTACAGGGTAATCCCCAACTGTGGCAAGTGGCTGGTGACTTGTTCGTTAAGAACATGGACTGGCCTGGCGCACAGGAAATGTCCAAGCGCTTTGCCAAGACCATTGATCCCAAGTTCTTGTCCGATGGTGATGAAGACCCAGCCTTGCAAGCGGCGCAGCAACAGATTCAGGCCATGGGCGCTGAGATGGAGCAGATGCACCAGATGATCCAGAATGTCGGCAAATCAATTGAGATGCAGGACTTGGAGCGCAAGGACTTTGAGGCTCAGATCAAACTGTATGATGCCGAAACCAAGCGTATCGCTGCGGTGCAGGCTGGTATGACTGAAGAGCAGATTCAAGACATCGCCATGGGCGTGGTTGCTGCGGCCATGGAGTCGCAGAGCATGATGAACCAGATGCCTGAAATGTTGCCTCCGCAGGAACCTATGGAGATGCCACCAGAACAAATGATGCCCCCACAAGGAATGCCACAATGAAAGCGAATGAATTTTTAGGCTTGCTGTTCCTAGCCCGCGACGTTGCGCACAGTGTTCACTTGAACACCCGCAGTTTCAGCAAGCACGAAGCGCTCAACATCTTCTACAACCGCATCATTGGTGCGGCTGACGACTTTGCTGAAGCCTACCAAGGCCGCTACGGTCTGATTGGCCCCATCACCCTGCATTCGGCTAAAAAGACGGCTAATATCATCGAATTCCTGCAAGATTCACTTGCTGAAATTGAAGCCGCAAGATACGATGTGTGTGATAAATCAGACTCATCACTGCAACAATTGATAGATAATATCGTTGAGGTATATCTCCGGACTTTGTACAAACTTAAATTCCTCGCATAAGGAACCATGATGGAACTTCTCAACCCCCTATCAAAGACCGACTTCCCCGGTCGCACTGCTTCGTACACCGGCACTGCTGCTAATACTGCTGACTGGAATCCCGGCCCCGAAGGTGTGGTGATCTGGTCTACGACTCCTTGCTATGTGGAAGTTGGCCCAGGTGCTGTGGCCACAACTGCCAGCACCCCGATCCCTGCGTTCACACCAATCCCGTTCTATGTGATCATGGGCACTGGCGCTCCTTTCCGAGTCAGTGCTATCCGTATTGCGGATGACGGCGTGATCTACTGCAAACCCATCAACAAGCAATGAGCTTCGGTGTCGCCCTTCGCAATGCGCTAGGTCTTGGGCTTGGCGGCATTGCTACGCTGTTTACAGGCACACGCGACAGTGGCGGCTCCGTGGGTAACCTTCTCACCGAGTCTGGCGACAACCTCGTCCAAGAGGACGGTGGGCAAATTCTTTTGGAGTGACCTAAATGGCCGTTGTATACCTTTCTCCCGTGGGCGGTGTTGCGGCCCAGTTCTTTACAAATACCGGCGCAGTTCTGACTGGCGGCAAACTGTACACCTACGCTGCGGGTACAACTACGCCTTTAGTTACTTATACGACTAGCGCAGGAAATGTTGCACGCACTAATCCTGTTGTCCTAGACGCTGCTGGCCGAGTGCCAAGTGGCGGTCAAATTTGGATAACATCTGCATCGTATAAGTTTGTTCTTACTGATTCAACGGATGTTTTGATTGCCACATACGATAATATTTTAGGTATTGGCGTATTAATTTATCAAACACAAAATTTTACTGGTAACAATACAACAGTTAATTTTACATTGTCTTCTGCTCCAAGCGATGAAAATTCAACCTTTGTGTACATTAATGGCGTATATCAAAACAAAAATACATACTCTGTTAGTAGTACAACACTTACGTTTTCAGAAGCACCACCCCTTACTTCAAAAATTGAAGTAATGTTTAATTGATAAGGATTTATCATGGCAGATAAGAAAATCTCCGCGCTGACCGCAGCATCCACCCCACTGGCGGGAACCGAGGTTTTGCCGATTGTTCAATCTGGCGCAACGGTCAAAGTGGCTGTATCCGATTTGACAGTCGGACGCGCAATTAGCGCAACGCAACTTACATTGACCACAGGCAATGTTATTGTTTCAAGCGGTCAAGGCATCGACTTTTCTGCTACACCGGGCACCGGCACAAGTGAGTTGTTGAACGACTATGAAGAAGGTACTTGGACGCCAACACAAGGGGCTGGTCTGACAGTTGTTGGTGCTTTTAGTTCCACTGGCGTTTATACAAAAATTGGAAGAATTGTTACAGTTTCAGGAACGTTAACTGGCGCAACAACAATTAGTGCCGCGATAAGTCAAATTTTGTGCGGTAATTTACCGTTTGCTCCAACAGGAAATCAAGTTGGGTGCACTTCTGTTGGTAATATTAATCAATTTGGCGGTATTGTTACGATTGGCACAAATCTTTATGCAGTTACTGCAATTACTGTAGATGCGCAAATTTTGTTTAATATTACTTTCACCATTTAAACAGGTAAGAAAATGTCACTTACAAAAGTTTCTTACAGCATGATAGAGGGTGGCTGTGCCAACGTCCTTGATTTTGGTGCGGTTGGTGACGGAGTAACCAACGACACAGCAGCTATTCAGGCTGCCGTTGACAGTCTTTCTGCTAATGGCGGCGCTGTTTATTTTCCTGCTGGTACTTACAAAGTTGTTTCACCAACTGCAACATCAGGGTGTATTTGGGTTCCTTATGACAACATTACATTATTTGGTGACGGAGAAGCATCTAAAATTCAAACTGTTACAAATGATGCTGTACCCATTCACGTTTGTTCTACTAATGATTTAAGCGTTAGTCCTTCTGGAATAGCCACAGCCGTGCAAAACTTTGTTTGCCGTGATCTTTCAGTAAGCGGATCAGGCACACCGTTTTATTATGCGTTAGCGTATGGTCGGGGAATTTTATTGCGAGTTGTAACAAATGCAATTGTAAAAAATTGTTTTGTAACCAACATGAGCATGATTGGCATTTGTTCCGAAGGAGGCAACGGTAAATTTTTGGTTGACGGAAACATTGTCACCAACTGCTATTACTCGGCAATCAATTACAACGGACGATGCTACCAGTCCATCATCACAAACAACATCTGTTTTGGCTCAAACATCAGTGCAAACTCAGTAGCTATCCAAGCAAACGGGCATTGTGTAATTCACAATAACACGGTATATGGTAGCCCCGGCGACTACGCAAATTGTGGTGGCATCATGTGGGGTGAAGGAGCATACACGGGTGTGGGTGTAATTAGCGGTAACATTGTCAAACATTGCCGGTATGGTATTTTGGCAATTTACAACGGCCCATGCACGATCACCGATAACCTAATTGTCAATTGTTTGACTACAGGCGGCATCAACTTGGTAGGTCAAATCACATTGCCAAATTTTCCGGTTGGTTCAAGCGATAACATTGTTTCAAACAATACGCTTATCAACAACTATCCGACTCAGATCAATTGTTCTGCGCCCAACAGTTTATTAAACGGCAATAGGTTAATAGGTGGTTTGGCAGCAATTAATAATAGTGGGCCAACCGAGCCGGATACAATTATTAATGTAATTCCCGAAATATCTTTTGAAATAAGCGCTAACTACTGTTCTGTTACAAATAACATCATAAATGGCTCTGTACGAGGTGTTGTTCAACTAGAGGGCAAAATTCTTGGTGTTTTTGCAAACAACGATATGTATGGTGTCAGTGCGGGAAACATGACAGTTGCGACTGCAACGTTTGTTATTTGTGCAATTACAGGGTTAATAAATCGCGTTTCTGACGGAACTGGATTGTATCAATCACAGATCAACGCGGCTTTAAAACCTACAGAAGGGTTTTGGCAAGCGGGCGATATTTGGAACCGTTATCCATTAGTTGCTAGTTCAACATTGGGTGCGGTTGTTCTTGCCGTTGTAAGTACCACCACAACCGCAACTGCCGCTGCTGGCGCTACTGCCATTACAACGGCCGCCGCGCCGTCCGCTGCGGCGGGAAATATTTTAGGCATACAGTTAGACAACGGCTCATACCATTGGACAACCGCAACAAGTGTTGTTGGCGCTACAGTAAACTTTTCTGCGGCTATTCCTGTAGGGCGTTCAGTTGCAAATGGCGCAAAAGTTTATGGGCAAGAATGGCGTGATTTAGCGGTATTGGCATAATTAACGAAGGGAAATTATTATGAATAAAGAAAATGTTTTTGTAGATCAAATAGAAGTTGGAAACAATGGCGTTGTCCAAGTAAGAACTTGCACCCAAGTCTTTGGTGAAATGAATAAAGTAAGTGCATCATTCCATCGACATGTTGTCGTGCCCGGCCAAGACTACAGCGCAGAAGACGCCCGTGTTCAGGCCATTTGCGTTGCAACGCACACGGCTGAAGTTATTGCTGCTTATCAAGCAACACTTGCACAAGTATCATAAATTCCAGCATAATGCTGACAAAACCGTATCGGCGAGGTTCACCGAGGAATCTTAGGATTCATACATGACTGAAGAAGTCCAAGCCCTAGCGGAAGTAGACTCCGCGCCAACGATGGATGTGACGGCCACACCTGAAGTTGCTGAAAGTACGCCGGAAGTCGTTGAGAACCAAGTTGATCAGGTCGAGGAGAAAAAATACTCCCAGGCTGAAATTGATGCGATGATCGGCAAACGCCTCGCAAGAGAGCAACGTAAGTGGGAAAGAGAGCAAGCAAATCGGTCTGCGGAAACGCAAATCGTGAAAGCCGCGCCAACTGCCAACGTTGACCAGTTCGAGTCTCCTGAAGCCTATGCGGAAGCAATGGCCTACCAGAAAGCCGAAGAACTGATCGCTAAACGTGAAGCAGCCAAGCAGCAATCAGCCGTTCTCGAAAGCTATCAAGAGCGTGAAGAGCAAGCACGGGACAAGTACGATGACTTTGAACAAGTCGCTTACAACCCCAAATTGCCGATCACAAACGTGATGGCTGAAACGATCCAGTCTTCGGACATTGGGCCTGAGTTAGCGTACTACCTTGGCTCAAATCCAAAAGAAGCAGATCGTATCTCGCGTATGACGCCACTCGGTCAGGCGAAAGAGATTGGGAAAATTGAGGCCAAATTGGCTGACGCGCCCCCAGTCAAGAAAACAACATCTGCGCCAGCGCCGATTTCTCCTGTTACTGCACGCTCCGCAGGAGCGACAACTTTGGACACTACCGACCCACGCTCTATCAAGAGCATGACAACCGGCCAGTGGATTGAAGCTGAACGTGCAAGACAGATTAAGAAGCTGCAATCGCAGACCCGCTAATTTTTTTAAAGGACTTTTAAAATGTCAAACAGTATTCTGACGATCGACATGATCACAAGAAAAGCTCTCGAAATCCTCGAGAACAACCTTGTGATCACCCGTAACGTGAACCGCCAGTACGACGACAGCTTCGCTGTTGAAGGTGCTAAGATCGGTTCAACCCTGCGTATTCGCTTACCCGATCGCGCTTTGGTAACTGACGGCGCTGCCTTGCAAGTGCAAGACGACAACGAACAGTTCACCACTTTGACCGTTGCCAGCCAAAAGCACATCGGTGTCAACTTCACATCTGCTGAATTGACCATGCAGTTGGATGACTTCGCAGAGCGTGTGTTGAAGCCTCGTATCAGCCAATTGGCGTCTTCCGTTGATGCTGACGTGGCCAATGCGTACAAATCAATCGGTAACACCGTTGGTACACCTGGCACCACTCCTTCTACTTCTTTGGTCTTGCTTCAAGCCCAGCAGAAGCTGAACGAAAACGCAGCTGTGATGTCTCCACGTTACGCTACCGTGAACCCAGCAGCCAACGCTGGCTTGGTTGAAGGCATGAAAGGTCTGTTCAATCCTACAGACACTATCAGCAAGCAATTCAAGAACGGCATGATGGGCACTGGCGTGTTGGGCTTT